TTGAAGGCAAAGGATTACTGGCCAAAGAAGGTAACAGTTTGGTATATACATTAGCTACAGGTGAAATTATCAAGAAGTTCCGCAAGGCATGGGATCGTAATGATGACCTGGCACTCGATCGTGCCATGGCGGACTTTGTGGCTAACCCACATCATAAAGAAGCAGACATTGAGGAACTTGAAGCAGTAATAGAGACCATTGTTGAAGATACACCAAAAAAGTCTAAAAAAGAGGAAACAGTAGAATGAGTATCGAAGTTGATGTATTGAGTGAACTATATACTATTATGAAACAGTACGTTCCTGCAAAGGATCGTCAGGAATGTGCTGATAATTTAATGAGCATCATGGTTGATATGTTAGGCGACCAGGAACTTAAAGAATTTGGCGGAACTGACAATACTTTAAAACGTGCTCTCAAAGAGTATTCGGCAGACGATGTTGATCCTGAAGCAACCGAAGACTGGGAAGACGAAGACTATTAACAGTCGCGATTATTACTGTTCAATGAAGTTTAGATTCCTTAAGATTGATTTGGAATCTAAAATGACCTACAACTGTCATGCAGCAAAACCACATCCGGTGAACTTTATTCAGTTAAAGGATAAGCCAGGGCAACTATTTAATACAGATGTTAACGTCCACGAACGTCGACAGATGTTAACCAATGGCCGTAATGCTAGCTGTGAGCAAAACTGTTGGGCGGCCGAAGATCGCGGAGCAACCAGTCCTAGAATAGAACAGGGTGGCATTGAACGTACACACGAGCAGGTGTTTACAACACCAGAAATAATTGATCTAACTATTAATGGCGATTGTAATTTAACCTGTAGCTATTGTTCAAAAGAATACAGTAGTAGCTGGCGCAGAGACGTAGTCAATCAAGGTAACTACCCGTTAACTGATTATACTAGTGCTAGATATACAGCCGATAATAAAGATCGCGCATTATTAGAAATAGGTCAGCGTAATTTAAAAAATACACAGCACTATCAACTATTAGTTGACGAAATACGTTTACTGGCACCGGGATTAAAACGATTAACTATAACCGGTGGAGAACCATTTTTAGATAATAGTTTAATTGACACATTAAAAAGTTTGCCATTGAGCAACGATGCTGTAATAGAAATCTATACTGGGCTTGGAGTAGATTATCGACGCTTTGAACGTATAGTGCAAGAATTAAAAGAAATTAAAAATGTATTCATTGTGGTTAGTGGAGAAAATACTGGTAAGTTTTTAGAATTTAATCGTTACGGAAATCGCTACAGTGATTTTGTTGCCAAAGTCAATTTATTAAAATCTAGTGGAATTAATTTGGTTTTCCAATCTACACTAAGTAACTTAACAATACACGATTTTCATAATTTCTACCATGAATTTGGCGAAAACGAAATTTGGACAACGTTTGCTTATCAACCAGACATGATGGCACCCTACGTATTAGATGTAGACAGCAAGGCGCAAATAAAGTATAATATAAGAGACTTACCAGATACTTATAAAACAATGATTACAAATTCAATTATGGCAGAGCCCACGGAACAACAGCGAGTTAACGCCGCTGAGTTTCTTTTGGAATTTGTTCGTAGAAGATCTGATTTAAGTTTATCAATTTACCCTTCAACATTTTTGTCATGGCTAGGAATTAATAATGTGGTATAATCGAGTTGTAGCAGACCTTAGCAACATTCCAGACTTTATTGACTACTACGAAAAAGAATTGGTTGCAGCCAAGGGTGATATAAAGATTCACGGCAAGGTTGAACGAGAGTTAAGTAACTTGCCCGGAGAAACAGAACATCGTTTTAATCAGCTACAAGAAATTGAAGCAATCTTAGAACACCTTAACATACAGTTACGTAAGATTAGACAGAAGCACTATAAAAAGTACTTGGAAGCATATAACAGAGCACTTACCAGCAGAGATGCTGAAAAGTATGCCGAAGCCGAAGATGAAGTTATTGACTTTGAAACTATTATAAATGAAGTAGCATTACTACGTAATAAATGGTTAGGCGTTATGAAGGGCATTGAATCAAAAAACTTTATGCTAGGACACGTAGTTCGTTTACGTACAGCAGGAATGGAAGATATTGTAGTATGATAGATTGGCGGCAACGTGCAGATGAATTATTAAAAGAGTTTGAGCTTTGTTGTAAGGCAAAGCCCAAGCACGATGCTATTAATGTACAATTAGAAAAAGATACAGTAGCTAAATTTGCATATCATTTAAATACACAACGAGGTTGGGGATCAGAATTAGAAATTGCAGAAGCATGTCATCAACTTGAACCTAGGCTTAACGAACTTAAAAAGAAATTAGTATTCGAAATATTACAAAATGGCTCTATTTAAAAACGCATACTACAGTCACGAACATAGTTTAGAAGTACTAAACATGATATACGGCTACGACACATTCCTGGATAATCTACATTATATTGCTGATATGGGCTGTGGAGAAGGATTAGATTCCGAATGGTGGGCAACCCTAACTACTAGAGACGAACCACCCCAACCACATAATTATACAGTATTTGCTGTTGACCAAACAATTCGTCAAATTGATGCTGGCATCCTACAACGCAATTCAAACATTTTTCCAATTGAGGGTAACTTTGAAGAACTCATTGTTCCAACAAAAATTGATTTAATGTGGGCGCATGACAGTTTTCAGTATGCTCGCGATCCTTTTAAATGCTTGGCTATTTGGAAACAAACATTAAATGTTAATGGAATGTTGGTACTGACAATTCCGCAGAGCACCTATCTAAAGAATAATCAGTTAGTAGTAGAAAGCCATAGCCATCAGTACTATAGTTACAATATTGTTAATTTAATGTACATGTTGGCCATTGCTGGATTTGACTGCAGAGATGCATATTTTTATCGTAAAGAAAATACGCCTTGGTTATATGCTGGTGTATATGCTAGCGAACACGATCCATTACCGGCACACGCCAGCTGGTATGACCTAGCCGATCGTAATTTAATTAATGACAGCATAATTAATAGCGTTAACCGTTATGGGTATGCTAGATTAGAGGACGTGGTAGTAAGTTGGTTTGATAAAAACTTATACCAAATAACAAACTAATGAAAATTGTAATCGTTACCGGAGGCTTTGATCCTATACACAGCGGCCACATCGCTTATCTTAATGCGGCTAAGGAATTAGGCGATTGGTTACTAGTTGGTATTAACTCTGACGCTTGGTTAGAACGTAAAAAGGGTCGTGCATTTATGCCCATTGAAGAACGTCAAGCCATTGTTTACAATTTAAAGTCCGTTGATGCTGTTAAAGAATTTGATGATTCGGATGGCTCAGCTTGTAGCCTAATAGAATGGGTTAAGAGTCAATTTCCTTACGCAACAGAAATCATATTTGCTAACGGTGGTGACCGTACCAAAGAGAACATTCCTGAAATGCGTGTAGAAGGTGTTACCTTTGCATTTGGTGTTGGCGGCGAAAACAAAGCCAACAGTAGCAGTTGGATACTTGAGGACTGGAAAGCACCTAAAACCTATCGTCCCTGGGGCTATTATCGAGTGTTATACGACATAGAAGGAACCAAAGTTAAAGAACTAGTAGTTAACCCGGGTAAACAATTAAGTATGCAACGGCATCAAATGCGGTCTGAATACTGGAAAGTGACAGCAGGAATGGCTCGTATTAAGAACGATACAGGTATAACTACATTGGGTCTACACGGTAGCTACTTTGTAGCACGTACAGAATGGCATCAACTAACTAACCCATTCCCAGAACCACTAAAAATGATAGAAATACAGTATGGCCCTATCTGCTCCGAAGAAGATATTGAGCGCAGATAAATACTTTATTATGAAATCTAACGACTTTATCTACGAAGATCCCAAACTTAAAAAAGAAATCATTGACGTGGTTAAAGCCACCGATGATCTTACTGTACTACAACGAGTACTTAATACACTTAAAGCTGGTAATATTGATGATCGTATTAAAAGCGTTATTGGCCAAGACGGCGATGCACAACAATTCCTTAAAAAAATTGTTTCAGCAATCATGAGCATTGAAGCACCAGTTGAAGAAAAAAATGCTTTTTTAGCAAAATACGAAAAGGGCTCAGTAATTAATACATCGGCATTGCTAGATGGAAAATTACATTCATTTTCTGAATTAGTAGGTACAGGATTTGCTTTAGAATTATTTAAACAACTTTCAGTAGAATTAGTAAGTCAAGGTGTAGGGCCCGGCGAAGTTGCTCTAGCGGTATTAAGCCCGGATATTCAATGGTCGGGTCGTACCAGTGGCGGTGGCGACATTCAAGTTAAGAAAAAGCCCGTGGAAGTTAAAACACGTGTAAGTAAAGGCGGACGCTGGATTAATGCTCGTAAAGCTAAACTAGACCTAGGCGGCATTGTTAACGCTATTGTAGAAGGCGGAAACATTAATCCAACTAAAATACCAGATCGTATTAATCCTACATTCTGGGTTGATACTATTCGTCCTACAATTAATCCAAAAAAATTAAAAACAGTGGCTAAAAAAATTGCCGACTGTACATTTAAGTTTTCCGACAATTCTGCTTACCAACATGCCTTGGTAGCCGGCGACGCAAGTGCGATCGTTAATGCATACCTTGATATTGGCTATAACAATTATAAAGCATACTCGGGATTTGTTGGAATGTTATTAATGGACGTTCCAACAGATCAATTACAATACTTTACAGATTACAAAGATATGAATGGCAGTATCGGCGTAAGCACTACTTATATTCTTGCTCCAGAATCTGAAATGATGCCACAGGTAATTCTAGCACCCGGCTCAGGACCAATTCGTGCAGGTAAGTTTAAGTCTGATACTAGTGGCATTGCTGCTGCTGCAGAAAAAGGTAAAACCAGCGATGTTAAGAAAAAGGTTGCCGAGTATGCTAAAAAGATCTGCGACCATCACGGCGTAACTGATCCGGCTACTATTGCACAAGTTAATAGTGTAATCCTAGCTGATCTACAGCACGGCATCGATCCTGCTAAGATTCCGGCTAGACTAATGAAAGTATTTCCAGAATTGGGTGCTCGTAAAAAGGCACCTGTCCAGGCGCAACAACCAGCCGAGCCAGTTGGCGTCCAGCCAACTCGCCAACAGCGACAAACCAACCAACCCATACGCGAACGTAGAGCTTGACAGTTAAAGTCCAATAAGTTATAATAAACTATATAGGGCCTTTAGCTTAATGGTAAAGCAATCGACTCATAATCGATGGAGTGAAAGTTCAATTCTTTCAAGGCCCACCATTTTCAAATAAAGGAAACAATGATGTCTATTACAATTAAAAACTTAGAAAGCGCATTGGCAGGCGAAAGTCAAGCCCACACTAAGTATCGTTATTTCGCCCGTATCGCTCGTGCAGAAGGGCACGAAGATATTGCACGTCATTTTGAACACACAGCCGATCAAGAATTACTACATGCTTGGGGTCATCTTGAGCTATTAGTAGGAAAGCCAACTACAGCCGAGTGTTTACAAATGGCCATTGATGGCGAAACATATGAGTTCACTACAATGTATCCTAACTTCAAAGCAGAAGCTGAAGCCGAAGGCAATGCAGAAGCAGCCGCCGAAGCAGATACACAAATTGCAGAAAGTAAAGAACATGCCGCAGAATTTGCCGCTGTACTTGCCAAAGCAGAAAAGCGTTTTGCAGCTCTAGCTAAAATTGAAGAGCGTCATGCTAATGCTTACAAACAAAAATTAGGAGAACTATAATGGAACACGTATGCGTAGTTTGTGGTCACGTACATGACGAAGCAACCGAAGGTAAATGGGACGAGTTGGGTGCAGACTTTACTTGCCCTGAGTGCGGTTGCGGCAAGGAAGAGTACGAGACTGTTTAATTGTTTAAGTTTGAAAACAATCCAAAGCTAGGGTTTTATACTGTAGGAGACAAAATCTTTTACAGTAAGCCCGAAGCTTTAATATCAGCAACAAAAACAAATCAATTCCCTACGTGGAATTTTAATAACGAAACATTCAATAAACTTGATTGGTTACACGAGCCAGAAACCAATATACAAGAGTTATATAGACAAAGAGCACAACAACTTAGAGATCGTTACGATTACATTCGTATCGAAGTAAGTGGCGGAGCCGATTCTAGTACAGCATTATATAGTTTTTTATTAAACGACATTCACATTGACGAAGTTACTTTTCGTTATCCAAAGCGTGGTGAAAACAGCGTAAGTAACGATCCGTTTAATACCAAAAGCGAAAACACACTAAGCGAATTTGCCTTTGCGGCACGACCCATGTTAGAATGGATTAAAACGCATTATCCACAAGTTAAGATTACTGTTCACGACTACTCGGATAATATGCTAGATGACGCACAGGATGATTCCTGGATATTTAATTCTAAAGATTATCTACAGCCGGGACATGCGTTCAAACACGATCCTTTGGGATTAATTGATCACAAGCGTTTAGCCGATTCGGGAAAAAGCATCTGCGTACTGTATGGCATTGACAAACCCAAGCTCTGTATCAAAGACAGCAAATGGTATGCTTATTTTATAGATTTTCAAGCTAACCATGCTAATACAGTCACCCGAGAGTACAGCAATATTACAACCGAATATTTTTTCTGGACTCCAGATCTACCCGAGATTGTATTAAAACAGGCACACTTAATTAAGTCGTGGTTTGATATGCCACAAAATAAAATATTGCAACATCTGGTACGTTGGCCAAATCACAGCGTAACACAACGTACTACACTTGAGCACGTGATCAAACCACTGATCTATCTAGACTATGATCCTGCTACATTTCAAGTAGCAAAACCCAGCAATAATTTTTACCCAGAAATGGATACTTGGTTTTATCGTAATTTTAAGGATACCCCGGCTTACGACCGTTGGCAAGCTGGTATACAGTTAGTAACTGATACAATAGATGATAAGTACTTTAACAAGGAATTGGAAAAACCGGTGGGATTTATCGGTTTCCTAAGTCCGTTTTATTGTCTAGGTGATGCATTTTACAAATCAACCGGCATTAATGACTTTTCTAAGTTCTAATCAGATAAATAAATGTATATAAAATTCCCCAGGAGAATTCCAGAATGACACCAAGAAAAATACGCTGGTTAATTGCACATCAACCAGTAGAACTATTTGTACGTACAGCCGAAGCGTTTAAGCAAGAGCTAAACAAGCGTCTACCAGGCCACTTTGATCTAGAAATCATCACAGCACCTGAGTACGTAGAGCAATACAAAGGTTCCAAAGAATTAGCAACAATCCTAGACGACGATCTAGAAAATGTTGATGCGGCTGTTGATGCGTTGTTTAACGCATTAGATGATGATATTCATTTGAGTCAAACACAAGTCATCATGATCGGTGCCAAGGACCGTGCATTTTATACACTAGACTTGCCATTTATGTTTGATGACCATGCACACGTTAAGCGTGTTGTTGAAGGCCCAATTGGTGAAGAAATTTGTGCTAACCTAGAAAAGACTACAACAGTTAAAGGTCTAGCATTTACATATAGCGGCGGCTATCGTGTTATTGGTAGTAACCAAGCTATTGCTAGCTTAAGTGATTTGCAAGACAAGCGTGTTATTGTTGTTGGTAATAAAACACCACGTACAGAAACACTAGAAGCTGTTGGTGCAGAAACTATTGCTGTTAACCCATTGCTATGGGGCGGCTGGGATACTATTCCAACAGATGGCTCGGCAGAGTGTGTTGAAACAACATACCTACGTTCTAAGGTAAATCATATCCTTAAAACTAACCACAGTATGTTTATTACAACAATCTTAACTGGTAAGAAATTTTGGGCAACATTGTCCAAAGAAGAGCAGACAGCCTTTGAAGAGTGTGCTAAAATTACAGCAAGTATTGAACGTGAGTGGGCTATTGCAGATGCAGCCAAGTTTGAAGCAGATGCTGAAGCCAATGGTATCACAATTACTCCACTAAGCGAACAAGACGAAGTTGACATGAAACACAAAGCACGTTATACTTACTTGGGATTTGGCGCAGAGTATGGCGATTTAATCAAAAGAATACGTCAAAGTTAATAGAGGTTGACACTAAAAGGTAAATAACGTACAATAGATACTATTATGAAATTAAGAAACTGTATTCCTTCCTTACATTTACAGCCAAAGCTAGGCATGTTAGCCTATTGGTCAATGTTTGCAAATACAGTGATTAATAGTGATCGTGAACCAGGAGGTCTTAGTTAAGATATCAATTTAACCTTATATTTTAACTAAGACCCTGGACTAAACACCCAGGGTTTTTTTATGGAGAGAGATGATGTTAGAGCAGAAAAAAATTGAAAATAAATTTGTGCTTACTCCAGAGCAACGAGTTGCTCTAATGGAAGCCAAAATTGCAAGGGCTCAAGCTCAAATACAAGTACTAGCAGAACATGCTAGACTTTTAGAAAAAGCTAGAGCTCGACGATAGTAGTAAGTGTGTAAAGAGGAAACGAGGTCCTCGCTGGGCACTATAAACATCTGGCAAACGGGCGGGTACTTGGATCAAACTTGTGGCGGTAACACAGGGATTAAAATAAGTATATAGTAAAGTGTATTGGACGAATAGTCGCCTGGAAAGCGTGGTCACTTGAAAAGACTTGAAGTCAAAATCTTGACAACCAGTATACTTTACTATTCACTCTAGAAGAATATGCCTAAGCACAAGATTGATAAACTTGAATGCCCGAGCAGCCGGAGATAAACGGACAGTTGACATGTCAACCACTAGAGTGTATAATAAACAAATGGAGAAGAAGCATCAATGGTGATGCAGTGGACTGTAAATCCGCCGTCTTTGACACGACTGGTTCGATCCCAGTATTCTCCACCAAGTTTCAAAGCGGGATTAGTTTAATGGTCAAACGAAACCTTGCCAAGGTTTAGTCAGGAGTTCGATTCTCCTATCCCGCTCCAAGTTTTATGCGTCTCTGGTATAATGGCATTACATCGGTCTCCAAAACCGCAAATCGGGGTTCGATTCCCTGGAGGCGTGCCAAGTAATATGCGACTGTGGCGTAATCGGTAGCCGCAGCAGACTTAAAATCTGCCGGGATAATCCCGTGCCAGTTCGAGTCTGGCCAGTCGCACCATGTTTGTTGAGTAGCTACAATGGAACAACACTGAACTTGCTATGATGCCGGTCGACGCAAGAGGTGCCATGAAGAGTCAGGGCTACCACAGGTTCAAGCACTGACAACAAACACCCTGCGGGGTTCGTATAGTGGTAATACCCTAGCCTTCCAAGCTAGAGCTGAGGGTTCGATTCCCTTACCCCGCTCCAATTAATATGCAACGGTGCCAGAGTGGTCCAATGGAACGGATTGCAAACCCGTAAAACCGTAGGTTCAAATCCTACTCGTTGCTCCAAGGTAATATAGCACAGCGGTAGTGCACCTCCTTCATACGGAGATGGTCGTTAGTTCGAATCTAACTATTACCACCAATTTCGGAGTGTAGCGCAGTCTGGTAGCGCACCTGGTTTGGGACCAGGGGGTCCAAGGTTCGAATCCTTGTACTCCGACCAATTAGGAAGTTTAGCTCAGCCGGTAGAGCGCGGCCCTTACAAGGCCGATGTCAGAGGTTCGATCCCTCTAACTTCCACCAAACAATCGCGGGATAGAGAAACGGTATCTCAGAAGTCTCATAAGCTTCAGTTGGTGGTTCGATTCCGCCTCCCGCAACCAATAAAATAAAGGTTTACTCATTTGGGTAAAATAAATATTACTATGTTAAAAAACATTACACTATTAGAAAAAGTTAAGCCACTTGAATCGATGGGTTATCTGCATGATAATAGTGACTTTCGCGATTATTTAAAAGTATTATCACCATTTTTTAAAATTGATGATTACGGAACCATATCAGACGATGATAAGCGAACGTTCTTTTATAATTTATTATATGTAGCACAGAGAGATTTATCTCTAGCACATTGCCTACAACATAACCAATTTAGTCGTATTGCAATAACATGCGGCCCAGATGGCCCAGCTAAAGAAATTATATCGGGCGGGTATAGTGATATTGTTTGTAGCTATTCGTCACATCGTGCTATGGATACTATTATGTACGATCCTGGCACCAATACATTATTACCGGGCACCAAGGGTTGGTTGAGTAATTTAAAATCAGCAGATATATGCTGCATAGATGTTCCAGAATTTACAAACGAAGTATTTTCGTATGCACACAAAAAGATAACCGACGATATGCCGGGCATCTATACTGTGTTTTTAGATTTACGTAAAATTAAACATACTAGAACTGATGGTACAACAAGCCCAACAGCCGCTGGCATGAAAGGTGCTGCCCCAGGTACACTAACATTGTTAGAACCTGTTGTTGTTGGCACAGACGTATGTTATTTGTTAAAAACAGATCCTAAATTAGATTTATCTTATCCATTTTTATCCTATGGTCGGCAATGTTGGTCAACTGTACACTTAGGAGTTATATTAGGTTTATATAAAGAACTACTAAAATGCCCTGAGGTAAATGATCCTAGTTTAAATCATAGATTAAAAACATTAGAAATAGAAATTTCTTCCTTGAAAATTATTTGGGAGGAAGGACTTAATAACATTGCATTAGATTCCCGGGCAGGCATTACAGATAACCCGGTTATGAAAACAAGTCAAATTAACTTTGTACGCAATACACAATATGCAGCAAGTAAAAAGTTATTGTTAGATCTAATACACTTTGTATTAGAAGTAGGGTTAAATCAGTTCGTTGATGATAACACACCACAATGGACTAGATTTAAAGATGCAATTAGTTATGTTACACACATGGCATCGTTGTATAGATGCAACAATCGATATTCATCTTATAATACATTTTAATTCAATTCCCCGTTAGCTCAGCGGTAGAGCAGCAGACTGTTAATCTGTTGGTCCCTGGTTCGATCCCAGGATGGGGAGCCAATTTGCCTGTTTAGCTCAGTGGTAGAGCACAATCTTGATAAGGTTGGGGTCCGTGGATCGTTCCCACGAACAGGCACCAATATCGGCCCTTAGCTCAATGGATTAGAGTTCTAGTCTTCGAAACTAGCGGTTGGGAGTTCGAGTCTCTCAGGGCCGGCCATACAATGCGGGTATAATTCAATGGTAGAATAGTGGACTTTTAATCCATCAATCCGGGTTCAACTCCCTGTGCCCGTACCATGCAACTTTAGCTGATGTGGTCATAGCGGTGGTCTGAAGAGCCATTGAACTAGGTTCGATTCCTAGAGGTTGCACCAAACTAGTGAGGTATAGTGTAATGGTAACACTACGCACTTTGACTGCGTCATTCTAGGTTCGAGTCCTAGTACCTCTACCAAAACGTGTCAACTTAACTGTAACCTTAGGCGTTATATATGTATGTCGCCAATGCTACTTCAAATTAAAGAGTGTCTAAGTCGTAATTTAGATGCTATCGAAATTGCCCATCGTTTACACGTCAATATTGATAGTGTAAATGCTGCAATAGTAATATTATCCTAAACAAGTTAAATTTTACCACTGTGGCCGAATGGATTAGGCACCGAGCTTCTACCTCGGTATTATGTGGGTTCGATTCCTGCCAGTGGTGCCACTACAGTATTCAATGGTGTTGGTAGTTCAGCGGTAGAATCCCGGATTGTGATTCCGGTTGTCGTGGGTTCGAATCCCATCCAGCACCCCAAAATTTACCCCGGTGGCGCAATCTGGAAGACGCACCTCTCTTAAAAGGAGGGTGTTGAGGGTTCAAATCCCTCCCGGGGTACCAAAAGCAATGGAAGCGTGGCTGAGTCTGGTTTAAGGCAGCAGTCTTGAAAACTGTCGGCTGTAAAAGGTCCGTGAGTTCGAATCTCACCGCTTCCGCCAGCAAAATGCTAAATAGTAGTATATTAGGAGACTTATAATGTCGTTAACTAAAGAATTAACCATTACTTGGGCTAGCGTAGCAGATGCTACAAATCCAGCTATTGTTGCTGCTGTACAAGCAGAATTGGACACACAAAAAACTGCTGGAAAAACAGATGGCGCTGCTACTACTGTAGATGTTAATACTGTAACTAAATGGACAGATATTTCTGCTGTAGAAGCATTTGTTACAGCCGTAGACAAGATAGCATTTGCTAACAAAATTACCATAACTACAAATATGGTTGATCTACCATGGGTTAGCCCAACAGGTGGACCAATTAAGCCAGACAGTCATCCAATGATTGTTAACAATGGCAAATTAGAAAGAGCCGATAGGGTAAGCACAGAAGCTATAGCCCAGCTTTCAACAGCTACAGCGCCAACTCTTTAATTTTAGTACAATTTATTGGTGTCGCCTAAAAACGACACCTTTCTCTTGACCCATAATGGGTTATCCTATATAATAGTTGTATATTAAGTAATACAGCTCATTAACAATTTAAGCATAATACGGTACCCTGGGAAGGGTCACTATATTGAAGCGTATTTTTAAACCTAGGGTGAACGCTGTGTTGAAACATATACAGAACTAGAGCCCGGACTTGAACCGACAGGGGAGAATAGCAAAAGTAAACGGCAGTTTATGGGCTACGTCATCGGTACATCGAACATTGTGCTCTGCAGGGTCAACGATAAGTAGGTGGGAATATGTTTCAATATGGTTAGAGAGTAGATCGGGAGGGAGGTCGTGATTAGTCATCGTGGACCCCAAACAGAGTCGCTCGAGTCAGACAATAGCGTATGGACAACTGGTGACCCCGGGGCTAATCCTACGTAACGATAAGACACCATATTGAAACACATAAATGCGTAGGCCACGCAGATATCGTTGGAAGATAGCTAGATCATAAATGTTCTAGTTCGCAGGTTCGATTCCTGTAAGTGTGTTTCAATATGGTTGTGTTCGCAAGCTAAGTAGCGTAGTGGTACGCCAGCTGGTAATTTCCAGTCCTTGCCCTTAGAGAGTAAACGCGATGCTCTCGTAAAGTGAGGTAGGTTCGATTCCTATTACAACCACCAAAATTTGGTCTCGTCATATAATGGTCATTATGCTGGACTGTCTATCCGGACACGAGGGTTCGATCCCCTTCGAGACCGCCAAGTTTGCTCTGTTCGTCTAGAGGCCTAGGACACCGCCCTTTCACGGCGGGTACACGAGTTCGAATCTCGTACAGAGCGCCATTTATAAATATACTAATACAGGGAGTATTATTATGACTGAAGCAGAATTAATTGCATTTTTAACTGAAAATTTATCATTAGAGGCTGTAAACAATGTCGATCCGTGGGACACCAGCGATCACTTTCAAGTTAATTTAATCCTAAATGGGAATGTTATTAGCACCGTTACTTTAGATGTAAATAACGGCGTTACCTAATCTTTTAATTACAGGAGTTTCAAATGGAAAAATTAATCCGCGGCAATAAAGTTGCCGTGCTGATATCTCCTGGCTATGGAGCTGGGTGGTACACCTGGCATTTTAACGAAGAACTTGTATATGACCCTAGTATTGTTGAGTGGGTTGAGCGTCAAGAATTAGACAAAGCATTAGCATACATTGAACTAAAATATCCAGACACCTATACAGGAGGCCTGGAAGATTTAGTAGTGGAATGGGTACCAATTGGAGAAAAGTTTCGTATTGAAGAATACGATGGAAGTGAATCGTTGGTACTTGAATCTGAACAACGCTGGATGACAGCATAAACGAAAGAAAGGAGGCGAATATGCCAGCAGTATTTTTAGTTAGCGACACGCACTTTGGACATGCCGGTGTATGTCGCTTTACTCGTGCAGATGGTTGCACACCACTTCGCCCTTGGGACGATGCCGCAGAGATG